CTCTTTTTCTTTTATCTTCGAAACATATGACCCCCGAATGGCACCCGTTAGCTCGGGTTGGCCAGGTCGGGGAATGCACTCTCCGTTTAGTCGCGCGCTATGGTTCCAGTGTTCTTACTCCCCTCGAGTTTGACTCTTTTGTCCTTTCTTTACCTCTTCCGCCCATCTCGCTTTCCGAGCGTGATTCGCTTTTTTCTCCTTCTGATTGGCGCGCTTTCTATCGGGCTGCATTCTCCCCTGCTGCCACCCGCATCTCAAAATCGGAAACTACTTCTGTAGTGCTCCCAATTTCTTTTTCTCCTGTCTCTGTTTCTCCTTCCGTTTCTCCTCTCTCTGTTCCTTTACCCTCCTCGGATATCGTCGAGGAGCGTTTTTTCTTTTCTACCAGAAAATTCATTAAAAATAAAAGAAAAAATTTTTCAAAAAGAAAAACCCAAAATAAGTTTCCTGATTTCTCGATGGTCGGCGCTTCTCCTATTGCGCCTACCTTTTCTTCATTCAGTGTCCCTCGTCGCTTGCCCGTTTCCTCCCGGCCGGCCTCGAGATACACCCCACGTCCGTCTCGTTCCTCCGTGCGCCTTCTGCGCAATTTCGCACTTCTTTCGGACGCCTCTCGCAACGGTTTTCTGCCTCGTCTCGTCGCAAGCTTCTTTCTTGTCGGTTTGTTTGTTTACTCGTCTCCGACGCCGATCATCGAACCGCCCGAGTTCCAACACCCAATCATCGCCCATCCTCCCGTGATTAAAGTCGCTCACAAAAAGAAGCGACTCGTTATGATCAAGGGATCCGGCAAGTGCTGGATGGCTTTGGTTGCGTGCGGCGTGAAGATCCCCGGCGTTAACATTTCTCGACCAGAAACCTACGCGGTCACAGTTCGCCAATTCATCCAGGCAATCGAATCCATCGATTCTGAACAAAAGGTTGTTTATTTCCAATTGGCTGAACAAGATGATGGCGATCTGCATTTGACCGCCACCCGCCTCTTAGCACGACCTTCTTGGACGATCGAATGGCACGAACGCATGGTTGCTGACAATTGGTTTACGCGCCCCGAAACGATCGAGCTCCTTTTGCCTTTTGTTGACCGTCTCATTGGCGCTGGCGAGGACGACCCAAATGCTCGCAGCGACGCTTTCAAGGCTGTTTTCGGGCCGGAAGTTCTTGCAGCCGCTTCGTTCGATGTTGCCGTTAGTGCCGCTTTGTCCGGTCTTGAACAATTGCGCGAGAATTTCGAAGGGCACTTACCGATGCATGCCAATTCGTTGCCTCCGCTACCGCTCGATCCTGGGAGTGTCATCCCCGACTGGGTTTCGATTCCTCAATTGCCGCCATTCCCTTTACCGGTTGATCTGCAATATGCGTTCGACTTGTTGTCCGCTGCGGGCTCCACCGTGGCTGACGTTATAAACGGTTTGGCCACAGGTGTCGACATCGCTGTACCGTTGATCTGCCCGGCTTTCCGTCTTTACGCTTTCTTCACGCGTAATTTCGACCAACCGCATTCGCCCGCTCGAATTTACGATCGTGCCAAGTCGTATGTTCCAGTCTTTCCTGAAATCGATTTGAGCGCTTGTGAAATGCGCGTCGCGTTGCATGATGTTGCGCAACCTGGTGCTCCTGCGCCAGGCCACGTCGACCCGTTTCTGGACCGCATCTTTCAACGATCGTCGGAATATCACGGCAATGGACCAGTCGTGCAGGCCATCACGCAGGACATTACGGCGGAATATCGCAATTTGTACCAACGTCGTTTGGCCATGCCTCAACTCCTCGTGCCTTCCAGTGCTCCCGCTTCCTCTTTGGAACGCCTGGCTGAGTCGTTTAGTGAATTCAGGGTCGTCCGTTCCACTCATGATCATCCCCATGGCGTGGCCCAGGCGGTGCGGCAAGCGTTCTTTTCCTCAGCCGTCAATCGGATGCAGGCTTTGCCTGGCTTTACACACGTGCATGGCGTCGGTTTGTCACCGCATCAGGCCGCTCGAATGCCCCGAATTGCACACAATTGCGGGCCAGAATTGACGGGGCGCGATCGTTTACGGCACAATCACACTTATGCTATCAACGATACGGACTTTTTCCGCGCGATCAGCGATGATCATTGCCTTCAAGATTGCCGCCTTCGCTCTGATGCGACGTTGTCATTCGCTCCTTTTTCTGCTGGCGACATCCCAGTGGGCGAGTTCGCGCAGAGTATGATTCGCCTCAACGTCAATCGCGCTTGGGTTTTGATCAACCTGCCGGTGCCTTTCCTTGACAAGCGAGTGGACGTGTACGAGGATACGTTGAACGGTTTCCGATACGAAAGGCGAGATGAGAACGTTTACATGTTTTTCACTTCTTCTGCTTCCGCCGGCTATTCCAACAATGCCGACGCCCTTCTATCATGGTGCTCCCCCCTCCCAGCTATTAAGGGTTACCACCTTCAGTTGGAAGAAGTCCGTTCCTTCGGCACGACGTATTGGCTCGAATTGCGCGTTATCGCCGGTCGCCAGGAGATCATCCCATCGATGTTTTCGGTCGAGGAAAATTCGTTCACCACTTTGCCTCTTGTTCGACCTTGGTGGGTACATCGATCGCCCAACCTGGTTCATGAACCGCGCTATTACAGCATTCCCACGCGGCGCTTCCGTGCATTGGTCTCTTTCCTTGCGACCGTCGACGAGAAAGATCTGCAATTTCGCCCAGCCGCTAACAAGCTTCGAGGTCAGCTCGCGGAGGTCAAAATCGGAAAGACGATCGTTGAAAATCGTTTGGATCTGTCCATCACCGAATTTTATGCGACGGTCAATCATGCATTGGTCTGCGTGTTCCGTCAGCGTATGGAATTCGATTTCACCCATGGCAGAATGATCGGCGACATAAAGGCCGAATTCCGACGACGCGGGATGTTGTTCTTCCCACAGTTTCTAAGCGATCTGTTCACTTTGCAGATCAGTCAAAAGCGGAGAGCCTTGGATCCGACTCGTTTCGAACGCTTCATTTCGTGGCTGACCTTGCAATCATACGATCCTTCGGAAAGCGATTTCGAATACGCCGCCGCCGGAAAGTACCGCATTGTTTCGGGTCTGCGATCGTATGAGCCGCCACGTCTGATTTCGACCTTGTCATCGATCGTTGGTTGCGCGGAACGGAACGTTTTGCGCGTTGCTGATTTCTTTTCTCGCAGAACCCCTCCGACGGCTGGACTTCTCATTGCCGCCGCACCGGCTTCTGATGGAACGATTTCGGTTTCTTCCGCCGTTCAAGGTCACATCTCTGCGGTTGAAACAGCCGTGTCGGAACAAGAAGCCGTTGGCGAAGCCGATTTTCCACTTCCTGCGGGTCTTTTGCTCACGCGAAAAGCCGACATCGCTTTGAAGGATACGTGTATCGACGGTCTCTCGAACAAAGATTACTTTTTGCCTTCGGATTTCGCGAGTGAATCACGTTCGGTGGGCGAATTGGTTTATCAATCCGGTGTGTTCGAACCCGTGCCTTCTCTCGTTTCCGGCGACACTTCTGTAAGTGCGAGCGACGATGATGATACAAGCGAATACGACGACTGCGCTGCGCAAAGTGTCTCCCATTTGGAATTTTGGGAGGATTATCAGCACTGCCCGGAATTTCATCTCCGTCCATGTGCGTCGCCTGCTCCGCCTTCCACTCTGCATTCCGGGGAATTGGACTCGGTTTACATTGATGTTGTTGAAGCACCCGCCGTAGTTCCTCCCGGTCTTTCCGTCGCCGCGCCACCTCCGATCGCGACCCGCGCACTATCAGAACGTAGCGTGGAGTTCGAACCTCCGGCACCGTATTCAGCACCAAGCACCATTTCGCCGCGCTCGCGAACACACTCGGAAGATCCTCCTTTGACGTCGTCGTCTGTCGATGTCGATGCTCCGCCGTTGGACCACAAGTTCGGCTACAGCCTCGATTACAGCATCCCTCAAATCGATGCTGCCGAACTTGACGAACTGTATCACGGTGAACCGATCGATTTTGCGACCCCCGTATGGAGTTCTGGCTCAAACAATCTGATCGACGATTCTTTCCGCGCGAAGTTCGCTGATTCTCGGGCTTTTCTCACTGCTCTGAGAAATAACGAGGCCATCGATGTAGTCGCTCCAACGATCGGTTTATCTCCGTTGGTTGCCATGTCGCTCTCGATTGCCCCTCCACGTGATACTGCACGCCCGGGTGATCTCTATCGTCAAGTCAGGGTTCCCGGTTCTGAGGACGATGCCAATTGGTTTGTTCCTGAAGCGATCATGGACGGGTCCACAGAAGGATTGCGCGAGCACATTGAAACGTTTTATCGGCATCGCTTGTCGCGCTCTGAACACTTTTCTGCTCCTGCGCTCGTACTCGACGGTCTTCCAGGCGCCGCTAAGTCTTCGCTGATGGTCGCATACATCGAGGCTAATCCTCGCACGCGCTTTCACATTGCTGTGCCCTCTCGCAAATTAGCTCTCCAGTGGCGTACCAAGCTCAGCGGTTTCCGCAACGCTTCCGTGCAGACGTTCCATCGCATTCCAACGAAGTGTCATGTGATCATCCTCGATGAGGTTTACGCTTTCGCTCTGCCCCATCTTAATGCGTGGCGTTCTTATGCGTCCAATCTTGGCGCTCGCTTGGTCCTGCTCGGCGATCACCTGCAATCAACCGGTGTAGGGACTGTCGATGTGTACGATCCTATCCTCACGCGTCGCAGATTAACGATCACCATCTCGAACACCATGCCTTTGGACGCTTTGGCTTTGTCTTTGCGCGTGTGCGTGCCGGAACATGATCGACATCGTCTCCTTTATCGCACGCGAAACACCGTTCGCTCATCATTGCGATTCTACGCTCATGTCGACCAATCTCAAATTGTTGTCCCGGAGAGCGCCGTCGCTTTCATTTGTCGCAAAGATTTGCTGCGCACGGATGATTTTGAGTTGTCGATTGGGCAGGTGCAAGGAATGCGCGCACCCGAGACGGTTCTGTACATCCATGAAGGGCCGATATTGATCAATTGGCTGACAACCCATGGTCCGCATCTATTTGTCGCCTTGTCTCGACATTCCAGCGTGATGCATATCATCTGCTCGCATTTGTACGTCAACCCTCTCGCGCGTTACCCCCTCGTGCGACCCACGCTTGTTCGCGGGCTTTACGACGCCGCTTTGAAGATGCGGACCGTTTTCCCGGATGCATTGGACGTCCTTACGGAATTGAAGGAAGTCCCGTCGGTCACACTCGAAGCTGGTTGGAATCTCGATTATAACCACGGAACGGCCGAAATATCGCGTTCTGTCAATCGAGTTCCGGCCGAATCTTCCGGTGATTCTGTGTTCTTTCGCGACGTCGCAGCTCCTTCAATCGACGAGATCCAGGGATTCATCTACAAACACACGAATTTCGATTCTTTTAAGGATCATGAACATGCCATCGATTTCGTGGGCGGTTCTCGTGGTTTGAAAATGCTGGGTGAACTCGGACCTTTGTCGCGCGTGGTTGACGTCCGCGGCCCTTTCGACGATGCAGACAAGATCGCGGAAATTCAGGTGTCTTCCTCTCGTTTCGAGGATGCTCGCAACGTTTTGCTGCGGAATTTCAATGTCGCACGAAATTACGCCACACAATCCGATTGTGTTGCTGAAGCACATCTTATTTTGGATCGCTTCAAGAAGTGCGTTTTCGCCGACTCTGTCCAGATCGACCTGAACCGTACGTATGATGGTGAATGGTTACGTCGACGCACGACAGCCGTCTTACGGCGCATTTCTGACCGAGCGTTCATGGAAGATAGCGCCTCTGTCTCTTTCACCGCTTTTCTTAAGAGTCAGACCAAAGCAAAGCCAACCCCTGGATACGCCGCTGAGCAGAATTACGGGCAACAAATCGTCAAGAACGAGGCGGAATACCTGGCTCGCTACGGACCAGTCGTACTGTCCATGTACGAACGTTTCAAGCATGCGTGCCGTCCCGGTGTGGTCCCTGATTACGGGTACACTGATTCGGAACTTTCAGACGTCTTGCGCGAGCGCGGCCACCTCGCCGCTTTCACATCAGGAAGTGAGATGCAAGTCGATGTTTCGAGGCAAGATTCCTCGCATACTGCACCGATCGTGCTAGCTTTTGTTCTGCTTCTGGAACAGCTCGGTTTGCCGTCCGAATTGGCGGAATTGTACTTTGCGATGCGTTCCGAATATACCGTGAAGTCGATGGTCCCTAACCTGTATCGTGGATTGGTGCGCTTCAATTTGCCCTCCGGCGATCCGTTCACGTTGCTCGCCAATGTTTTCCAGATGCTCGCGGTGCTAGCTTGTACGTATAGCGATTTTCACAAAGCATTCGTTCTGCAGAAGGGCGACGACGCGGAAATCTCTCCCGCGTTGCACGAATTTCATGCTTTGCGCGCCCTGGACGCCATCGCTTGCGTGACGCTTAAAGTCGATTATGAGTTACCACCATACCACGCTGGTCGCTTTACTCGTCCCGATCGTCTGATTATCGACCCTATTCGCGTCGTTTTGAAACATCTGACCCGCTTGCGACATGACGATGTGTCCACACGAACGTATTACGAATCTTTCGTCTCGCGCAACATTCGTTATACTGCCGAGGATTACGAATATTTGACCCACGCTCTGCCGGCTAGGTATACCGCCTACGACAGTGAAGATATTGATCTTCTGCTTCGGATCGCCGTATCGATGCAGCGTTGGTCTTATTTTAAAATGCTGCACGACTGTCCCGAAGTGCATGTTGTCTTGCGGGTAATTTCTTTTCGTTCCGATTGCGCCTCTGGGGTCGCCCGCGTTTTGTTTCCGCATCGCGGTCGTGGCTTTCATCGCCAATTCTCAGGTTTGACACAGGAAAAACTTGTCGCTTTGCTGCGCAATCATGGTGTCACCACGAATTTTTTACATTCCAACACACTCCCTCTAGTTTCAGACGCTGGCGTCTATGTCTCACATACACATTGCTACTTGGTTACTTGATTGATTCGGCAACTTTGAGCATTTGGCTGAGCCGTTAATTTATATTAGCACCTTTTAATTGAATCTTCTTCTTCTTCATGCAAATATGCCTTCTCTTAACGCTACCGATTCTATCCCGCCTCCTCGCGCACCCCTCGCTGATCCTTCTGTTGATTCTGCTATACCTGTGTCTATTCGCATCCCTCTTGTCGCTGCTGTTGATCGTCTTGAGAACAATGCTCGTTACCGCCATCTCCGTCTACGAAATAACGAAGACATCACCGCGCTCCGACGCTATTTCGGCGTCGTCCGTATTGTCTCCGTCACCCTCGAGGGAACGATCTTTTCCGGCGGCGGTCGAAGAATTTCGATTGGCGTCCTTCCAGGAAATGCCAACGCGCCGGCCTCCGGGCCCGATGTTCTCCGATATCCCGGAGTGAGGATGTTCACGTCTGATTCACGCACGGCATCACAATTTTCCGTGACCTTTGACCCGGTCACCACTCCCGGTATCGAATGGGACCTCGCTCGCGAGCCTATTCGTTTCGGGCATCCCGTCATTTTTTCGGGCTGGACTGGTACTCTCGTCGCACCTGCCCAGAACGCCGCTGGCGACACTGTCGTGGCCATGCGTGCTATCTTAATCGTTGAGATTGGTGGCTCCACTTCCGGTGCTCCGGTTGGTGGTGACGCGGTTTTTCAATGATAGACGAGGACGACACGGGCGAAAGCGTCTACGGCGATCAAGCCGAAGACGAAGGTTTCGCCGAGACGTGAATGCATCTGGCGCCAAGTATCAAAATGGTGCATTTCACGCCTCGTCTTTTCGGGGGCCGCCGCGTTTCTTTTGTTTTTCTTTCCGTTTTTCTTTTGTAATAATAA